GGATGTACAACCAATTCATGAAAGGAGCAGGCAGATGACACGAAACATGATCATCTGGATATGGCTAACAGCATTCCTGCATCCTGTGATTTTTCCGTGTGTTTTACACACAGCAAAGGATATAGAAAAATGGTGGGATAAGAAGAGAATACTGTGGCACGTAGAGCAGCTCCGGAAGATAGAAGAAAAATACAAAGAATAGCACCAACCGGGTATTGTATCACACGCAACCGGACGATATAGAATTCCCGCCGGCAGCAGTCGGCGGAGAAAGGAGCAGCGTTGAAAGACGTAAGCACAGAACAGGCGAAGATCATCAAAAAGATGGTCCTCGACAAAAAAACGAATAAAGAAATAGCAGAAACTACCGGATTAAAGTACTGGGAAGTGCGGGATTATATTCAATATATCGGACTGACCGGAATCAGAGAAGAAATGCTCGGAAGAAAGCCGGGAAGACGAAAGAAAGATGGCTACAACAAAGGAAAAGACGGTCCCAATGCGGATAGACACCTGTGTAAGACCTGCATCTACAGAGGAAGACATGATCAGGTAGGAAATTGTAGTTACATAGAAATAGAGGGACATAGCAGAGGAATGCCGGCAGCAGAATGCACGGTATACAAAGAAGGGAGGAAAAGGAAGCAGACATTATGGTAAATAAGGTGAATAAAACGCCGAAGAAATAAACATGTGCGACATCGCACAGACGAATGAAGAAAAAGGGTGAGTGAAAATAACATAAAAACAAGCAGTAGATCCGTCCTGCCAGACACATATCTACTGCTCATCACTTATACCTAAGGACATTATAACATAGATGCCTCTTAGGTTTCAAGGAGGGTTACTATGTATAATACCAATATTAAAGCGGAAGTTATTAATAATGTCATTTTCCGGATGTCTCAGTATGTAGACAGAACAACACTGGATATCTTACAGAAAGTACTGGAGGAGCAGCTAGTTGCGGTAAACATGGAAGAGATTACCACACTCCCAGCAGAGTTAAAAGTATCTTACGAAGAGCAGAACCGGTACTACATCGGTCTTATGATGATCAAAAAGAAAAATCTCCGGCAGGTAACAAAGAACCAGTACAGAGATGCTGCTACGAGATTAGCAACAGCGCTAAATAAACCATTGAATAAAATTGATGAGATTGACATCGATTATTATTTGCACTGGTATTCGGAACGATCTGGAAAGAAAGGCAATAAGAATACAGCAGCAACCGTAAACAATGAGAGACGGTACCTGTCTGCCTTCTTCACGTGGATGCGGAAAGAGCACTTTATAACTTTCAACCCAGTGGAAAACACGGAAGCACTGAAAGAAGTGAGAAAGCCGATCGACTACTTCCGGCCTGCAGAGATGGAAGAGTTAAGAGAAGGCTGTGAATCTAAACGCGACCGTGCCATTATTGAGGTGTTCCGTAGTACCGGAGCGAGAATCGGAGAGATTGCGCCACTGAACCGGGAAGACATTGACTGGAGCACCGGAGATATCATGATCCTGAGTGAAAAGAGTGAACGCTACAGAGTGATCTATCTGGATGAAGTGGCAAGGTTCCATCTGAAGAGATATCTCGACACCCGTACAGATGACAATCCGGCACTGTTCGTTGCTCAGAGGAAGCCTTTTGCGAGGTTATCCGTCAATGGACTAAGGGACGTTATCAAGCGGATCGGAAAGAGAGAAGGCATGTCATGCAGGGTATACCCGCACAAGATGCGTAAAACGCTCGGCATGAATCTCAAGAACCGTGGAGCAGATATTGGTATTATACAGGAGATCATGGGACACGCGAGCCCAGAAGTAACAGCAAGATACTATGCAGAATCCACACCAGAAACCTTACGAAGCGTCAGAATCAGGACATCGGCGTAAGGGAGTATTATGAACAGGAGTATAAGCAGAAAGCAACGAATAAACAGCAATAGCCATCATGAAATAATGGCAAACCATAAGCCTGATAAGAAAGCAACGGACACATTCTTCCGAAAGCCATACACAGTAAACGACGCATTGAAAAAATGGGGAGTGGATATAAAGGAGGGTGAGTCCGATGGGAAAAGACAATGACGAAACGAAGGACAAGAAACAATATCTATGGAGCTATCAGGAACACGTGAGAAGGATTAAAAGGATAGAAGAAGAGCTGGCCGAACTGAGAGCGATGAAGATATATCCGTCTGGAAAGGCTGCGGATGGAATGCCACACGGCAGCAGTACAGCTACAGATCTGTCCGGCTATGTAGCTGAAAAAGAACGGATGGAAGAAGAATTGAGTAGAGAAATGCGCAAGCGCGTGCAGTTATATGTAGAAATCACTGGATGCATTAAAAAGATAGGAGAAGAAAATGAAAGAGATGTGCTGTTCTATAGATACATAAAAGGAATGGAATGGTGGAATATAGCGGCAAAGATGAGGTATGGAGAAAGGCAGGTCTATAGAATACACGGACGTGCTTTAAAAAATCTACAGATTCCGGAAAGATGTCAGTCAATGTCAGTGAATGTCAGCTGAAGAAGTGGTAATATGATATTGTCAAAAGACAAAAGAGATAGGAGCAATTCCTGCTCGTCAACATCTTAACTATTGTTCCTCAATTTTAAAAAAAGGACATGGCGAAAGCCGTGTCCTTTTTGCGTGGAGAAAAATATGTTTGATTATTATGGGAAAAAATGGAAGAAGAAGAGAGCGCACATCTTGCGTGTAGATGGATATAAATGCCAGGTGGCAAAGATGTACGGTGGAAATGAAGACGCCAACACTGTGCACCATATCTATCCAGCAGATAAATATCCTGAATATGCCTGGTGTGATTGGAATCTAATAAGCGTGTCTTCGAAAGGACATAACAAGCTGGAGAATAGACAGACCGGAGAGCTGACGAAGCTTGGAAAGATGCTGCAGGATCGCACAGAACCAGGAGTAGACTGGCGGAAGAACCGGAAGAGAAAATAGATCCCCCCTGGTAAGAAAATAATTTTTTATGGCTGGTCTACTGGTGGGGGTTAGGTGTTTCCAAATGCGCGACTTTTGAAAAATTTCAAAATCAAGGAAAGGAGGCGGTAAAATGGCACGTGCAAGTAAGCCTGCTACGTTCGAGAAAAAACTGCGGGAAGCCATGAAAAATATGGGAACTTACCGAGTTGAGTATGATGAAACGATACGGATTTGTGCGGAACTTTTGTCACAAAGAGAAAGCATCAAAAAGATGCTGAATGATGAGGATTACGTAGAACGTACACCAGGGGTTATCACTGTAGAAAAACTTCGTACAGACATTGCAAAATATTTGGATATGCTGTGCCTAAGTCCAAAAGTGTTCGAAAAGACAACGGTAAAAGAAAAACCCAAGACATCAAAACTGGATGCCGCTTTGAGTGCCTTGATGGATGGCTAAATCAAAACTGTTTGATGAAGTAAAACAATATGCGCAGGGAATGATCGATGGCACGATTATAGCAAACGAAGACAGAATACTGGCAGCAAAACGATTTTTCAGAGATCTTGAAAATCCGAAATATGAAATGCGCACCAGAGACGCAGACTTTGTAATTAAAATAATCGAAGCGACATTTGTGCATGTGAAAGGACCTAAAAAAGGGGAGCCTTTTTTTCTGGAGCCTTGGGAAAAATTCATATGCTACAACGTGGCCGGATTTTATTACAAAGGTACGAACGAACGCCGATTTAAAGAGGCGTTTATTTATTTGCCACGAAAAAACAGCAAAACATTTTTTGCGTCGGGCCTTGCGTGGGCATTGTCTCTGCTGGAAAGGAAGTATTATTCCGTACTGTACATCATAGCGAGCAAATTAGATCGTGCATTAGAAGCTTTTGACAATATCCGTGAAAATATTGAATACATGGGCGAGGCAAAGAATTTTAAAATCCTGAACAATAATGCGGAGCATTCCATAAGCAGAACTTTTTACGATAGTGATGGAAATAAAATCGGCGCCATGAAAATGCAGGCACTGGCTGCAGATGCGAAACGTGCTGATGGATTGAATGCAAACTTCATCATCCTAGATGAGATGCATGCCTACAAAACATCCAATGAATATTATGTATATAAGCAGGCGATGAAAGCTTACGTAAACAAGTTGCTGATAGGAATCACGACTGCCGGAATTGACATGAATACTTTCTGCTACCAAAGGCTTAAGTATTGCCAGGAAGTAATGAGAGGGACAAAAGAAGATGAAGAATATTTCATCTTTATTTGCATGGCAGACAATCCGGATGACTATACGAATCCGATTGAACATGAAAAAGCAAACCCAAATTACAGAGTGACGATACGCCCGAATGACATTTTGAATGAATCATTGCAAGCACAGAACGATCCAACTGGCCGGAATGAATTTTTGAACAAATCGCTTAACATCTATACAAGCGCACTGAACACTTATTTCAATGTATTCCAAGCACAGGAATCCGATGGTAAATATAGTTGGACGATGGAAGACTTGGCAAGACTGCCGATTAAATGGTATGGCGGTGCGGACCTGTCAAAAATGTATGATTTAACTGGAGCGGCACTGCACGGAAGATATAAAGATGTGGATATCTGCATTACACATGGGTTCATACCGATTACAACGGCTCATCTGAAAGCAGAGGAAGATCAGATACCTTTCTTCTGGTGGGAAGAGCAAGGATGGCTCACACTATGTAATTCAGACACAATCGAATATGAAGATGTCGTGAGATGGTTCATTGAAATGAGAAACATGGGATTCCAGATTAAATGGACAGGATATGATAGACGGTATTCGAGAGAATTCGTGCTGAAAATGAAAAAAGCCGGTTTTAAAATGCGGGATCAGTCGCAGAGATATGTGGAAAAAACAGAAGCATTCCGAGAAATAGAAAAGAAATTAAAGAAAAAATGTTTTTACTATGTTCACAATAAGGCATTTGAGTATTGCCTGCAAAATGTAAAAGCAATAGAAGATTCAGACGAATTTGTTCGTTTTGAAAAAGTACAACCGACATATAGAATCGACCTGTTTGACGCAGATGTAATAGCATGCAAGCAAATGCTGATTGATTTGGAAAAAGCTGAAAAACAGGGCGGTTGGTTTAAGTAGGAGGATATATGGGAAAGAAGAAAAAGAAAAAACAGACAAGAGCCGAACCAAGTAAAACGTCGTGGCTGTGCTCCGATGCAGCATTTGAAACATTATGCTGCCAGGGCTACACAAGGCTTTCAGATAATCCGGAAATTCTGGCGGCAGTAAATAAAATTTGCAACCTCGTATCGAGTATGACCGTCCATTTGATGGAAAATACTGAAAATGGCGACAAACGAATAGAAAACGAACTGTCACGAAAGATGGATATTAATCCGAATTCGTATATGACACGAAAAACTTTCATGAGCGCACTGATGAGAGGATTACTGCTGGAAGGAGACGGGAATGCTGTTGTTTGGCCAGAAACCCAGCAAGGATACTTAAAAGATTTACACATCATTCCACCTGGAAGATACTCTTTTATTCCAGATGGATACGGATACAAGATTTATGTGGATGGGAATATATATGATCCGGATGAATTACTGCACTTCGTGATCAATCCAGACGCTGCATATCCTTGGAAAGGGAGGGGCTATAGAGCCGCACTGAAAGATGTAGCAAACGGGTTAAAGCAGGCATCCGCTACAAAAAAAGGATTTATGGAATCAAAGTGGAAACCATCAGTAATTGTAAAAGTGGATTCAATGACCGAAGAACTCTCCAGCAAAGAAGGAAGAAAAGAAATATTGAGAGATTATGTGGAAAACACAGATGCGGGAGAACCTTGGGTGATACCTGCAGAAGCGTTCGATGTGGAAGTAGTTAAACCGTTATCACTAAATGATCTTGCGCTGTCCGATGCGGTAACATTAGATAGAAAAACGGTGGCATCTATACTGGACGTGCCTTCTTTTGTAGTAGGGGTTGGAGAATTTGATTCAGAAGAATGGAATAATTTTATATCAACAAGAATACGGCAGTTAAGCAATGTATTTGAACAGGAATGCACAAAAAAATTGCTGATCAATCCAAACTGGTATTGGAAATTAAACCCGAGGAGCTTATATGCATACGATATAACGACATTGAGCAATGTCGGAGCAAATCTGTACACAAGAGGAATTTTAACGGGAAATGAAGTAAGAGACAGTATTGGATACTCACCATTAGAAGGACTGGATGAACTTGTGATCCTAGAAAATTACATACCGCAGGGTATGATAGGCGATCAGAAAAAACTGGAAGGAGGGAAAGGCGGAGAAAATGAGTAACTGGAAAAGACAAATAAGGGGAATCCCTCAGACGTTTCACACGAGGGATGATGAATCCGGAGATAAATATATATCCGGATATTTTGTTGTATTCGGATCAAATTACGAAATATGGGACGGAGCAACAGAAAGTGTTGATCCTCATGCGTTTGACGAGGCGTTGGATGCAGACATCAGATGCTTAATAGATCATGACACAAGGCTTGTCTTGGGACGTACAAAATCAGGTACACTCACGTTGAAAGTAGATCAAAAAGGCTTGTATGGTGAAGTGAAAATTAATCAGGCAGATCAGGACGCAATGAATCTATATGAGCGCGTAAAGCGTGGTGACGTAGATCAGTGTAGCTTTGGGTTCGATATCGTGAGTGAACGATATGAGGAAACGGAAGCAGGAATCCATTGGACAATTGAAAAGGTAATACTGTACGAAGTTTCTGTGTGCACATTTCCGGCTTACGAGGAAACGGAAGTAAGCGCCCGTAAAAAAGACTATGGATCCATTAAGAAAAGAGAAATGGATGCATGGAAAAAGAAAACGCTCGGAAAACTGAAAGGAGACAAATAGAATGGCATTAAGAAAATTATTGCTTAGAAACAAATTAGATACAAAGAAAAAAAGCTTAGACGGTCTTAGAGAAAAAGATACAGAGTTTGAAAAAAGAGAAAAAGAGCTGGAAGATGCGATTAATGAGATGGATGAAAATACATCTGAAGAAGATCGTAAAGCAGTAGAAAAAGAAGCAGAAGATTTCCAGAAAGAAAAAGAAGATCATGAGAACGAAAAGAAAAAGCTGGAAGAAGAAATTGCTAATATTGAGGAAGACCTCGAAAAGGAAGAAGAGAAGACTCCAGCAGCACCGGAACCAGAAGGCGAAGAAAAGAAAAAGGAAAGAGGGAGAAAAAACGACATGGCAGTAAGAAGAAAATTTTTCGGAATGAGCAATCAGGAAAGAACGGAATTCTTTGCAGATGAAGAGGTAAAAGCGTTCTTAACAGAAGTAAGAACCTGTATTAAGTCCAAAAGAGCTATTACGAATGCTGGATTAATTATTCCGGATGTAATGCTTCCGTTGATTAGACAGGTGATCGAAGAAAATTCGAAATTAATGAAATATGTAAATAATAAACATGTATCAGGTACATCAAGGCAGAATATCATGGGTGCAATCCCGGAAGCATATTGGGATGAAATGTACGCACCGATTAAAGAACTCGATCTGGAATTTTTTAACATGGAAATGGACGGATACAAAACATCTGGATATTTCTCGGTAGCAAATGCAATTTTAGAGGACAATGATATCGAATTGGCTAAAGAACTTATCAATGCAGCTGGTGTAGCTATAGCAAAAGCCGTTGATAAGGCGATTCTGTACGGAAAAAACGTAAAAATGCCGATGGGTATTGTTACCAGCATTATGACTGCAGAGGCTCCAGAAGGATATTCGAAAAATGGACGAAAATGGGAAGACATTTCTACAAGCCATTTGATTACCGGATCATCTGCATCTGGAGTAAAATTGTTCCAGGACATCGTCAAGGCATCTGGAATTGTAGACAATGATTATGATACAGGTACGCTTGTTTGGGTAATGAACAAAACAACTCATACAAAATTATTGGCAGAGTCATTAGGGGTGAATTCGGCAGCAGCAATTGTAGCAGGTGGCGCACAGGCCACAATGCCGGTAGTCGGCGGAGATATTGTTGAACTGAAATACATCCCAGACGACACGATTATCTTCGGATATTTTTCGAACTATGCACTCGCAGAAAGAGCCGGGACAAAAATTGAGCAGTCGGAACATGTAAAATTCTTAGAAGATCAGACCGTGTTTAAAGGAACTGCAAGATACGACGGAGATTTGGTTATCAGAGAAGCATTTGCTATCTATGGAATCGGAAAGGCTCCAATCACAACTGCACCAAAATTTGCAGGAGAAGTTTAAAAAAGGAGGCGGCATAGATGAGTGGAAAACTCGATAAGCTGGTACTGCTGAAAATCGATATTGGCATACATACAGATTCCAAAGATGATTTTTTAAATTTTCTTCTGAATTCGGCAAATGAAAAAATAAAAAGAGAAGGAATCGTAGAAGAAGATACAACGGAGTATACGTCAATACAGGTTGAATATGCTGCCTACTTATGGAGGAAACGCGCAAGTGCGGAAACGGCAATGCCGCGATTCTTGAGATACGAAATGAATAATCTGCTGATGTCACAGAAAGGAAAGAAAGCGAAGGGAAATAGCAATGACGTTTGATGATGGTATTGCTCGCATCTATGATATGGTAGATGTGAGCGTGCCTGGAATGAAACCGGTGTTCAAATTGCGCCTTAAAACGGATCCGTATTTTGGGTTCGAAACGGTAGGAATAACAAGATATTATACGGCATTGCAGGCTCACGAACAGATTACGGATGTGATCCACATATGGGAAGACAGAACGATTACAACAAATAATATATGTATATTGGAGGATGGAAAACAGTATAAATGCACATTCGTCCAACACACTATCAACGAAGACAATCTGCCGATCACGAAGATAAGTCTAGAAAGGATTACGGAGGAATATGAGCTGGAATAATATCTATAAAGTTAGGGACGCTATGCTGACCGTAACACCGGACGTAAGTCATTTCGAGGCAACTGAAAAGAAAGACAAGTATATCGTATGGGCGGAAGACGGAGAAGGCACATCCGGGCACGCAGATAACAAAAAAGAGCAAATTCCGCAGGGAACAGTTGACTATTTCACGAAAGAAGATGCCGATCCAGCAGTTGAAAGAATCCAAGAAGCTTTTGAAGACTATGGAATATCCTATAAGATAAATTCGGTTCAATACGAAGAAGAAACGGGGTATATCCATTACGAATGGGTCTGGGAGGTGTGAGAATATGGCAACGATGCAGGTGAAAGGACTTGACGAATATGCCGAAAAGTTAGCCAGTCTATATAAAGATTCGGAACGACTTACGAAAGAAGCAGTCTATGCCGGAGCATCTGTCGTGGCAGATTCGATCAAGAGCGGATTGAAGTCACTGCCGGTGGATAACAACAGTCATGCATCGAAAGACAACATGCTGAAAGGCATAACCAGACGGCAGAAAGCAGATCTGATTGACGCATTTGGACTCGCTCCGATAGAAAATGATGGAGAATACATCAACACGAAGGCCGGTTTTGACGGATACGGGCAAACGAAAAGCAAGAAGTATCCTAACGGATTACCAAATGCACTGTTAATGAGATCTGTTGAGAGCGGAACATCGTTCCGAAAAAAGACACCAGTTATAAGAAAAGCAGTAAATAGTTCAAGAAAAGCATCAGTACAGGCGATGGACAAAAAGATGGAAGAGATTTGCACAGACATAATGAAATAAGGAGGAAAAGAGAATGGCAATTAAAGGACTGTCAAAGCCGATTGTGGCAGAATACAAAGCGACAGGAGATACTGTAACGTATGAAGAACCATATGCTGCAGATTGTGCAGTAGAATACAGTGTAAAAGTTAATACAGGGGACTCAAAAGATCTGTATGCAGATAATGGAGTAAAAGAATCATCAAAATCAACATTTTCGAGCGGCGACTTAACATTAAAGACTGCAGATATGGGTCCAAAATTATCATCAAAAATACTGGGATTAAAAACAGCAACAAGGCAGGTCGGAGAAGATACGGTAACAGAAGTAATCTATGACGATCAGCAGAATACCACATATAAAGGGTTCGGAATTATAGAAGAGCACGAGAATGATGGTGTCACAGGTTATCTTCCGGTAGTGTTTCCACGTGTAAGGTTCGATATTCCGGCAGATGCAGCTACAACAAGAGGCGAGAGCATTGACTGGCAGACAAAAGAAATTTCAGGGACAATATTACGATCAGCGCAGAACGATGAAAAATATAAGCACCCATGGAAAATTTCTCCGGAGGAGCCAATGACTACAGAAGCGGATGCTGTAAAATACATCCTTACAGTGTTTGGATCAAAATCTACATCTCTACAGACTCAGGGAACGACAGAAACAGGAAAGGCGGTTAAATAATGGAAAGGCTTACATATGTTAATATAGCCGGCAAGAATTATCCGATGTCCTTTTCTTTACAGGCAATGAGACTGCTGGCAAAAAAAGCTGGAACGGTTGAAAAGGCTGTGGATAAAATACAGAGTAAGGAAATGACCGAAGAAGCAATCACTATGATCGGAGATGTACTGGAACTGTTGATTAGCCAGGGATGCGCTTACAAAAATCTGTTTGAAAAAGATGTACCAACAAAAGAAGACGATCCGGTTATTGAAGGGAAATGGGTGGCCATTCCTAAAGAAGTGTTGGAAATTGGAATTCAGCTCCGGGACATGGACGCAATAGCGGATGCCATTGTGGAATGTATTGATACCGGACAGACAAAAGAAGTAGAAGAAATTGAGGATGATTCAAAAAACATGGAAGCCGGGCAGGTGTAAAAACATCTGCCTGGCTTGATTTATATGCAAGAAAAATTGGAATTCCTGTAAATGAATATATGTGTATGCCATTAGGGCAGCTTGAAGATCTTGTGGATCTGTACAGAGCAAGCGAAGGGCTGATACAGATAGGAAAAGCATATAATTCCGGGCAGTACATTCCAGATCTGCTATAAGTGAGGTGAGATAAATGGGGTATGATATCGGCCCGAGAATAGGAATTAAAGGAGAAGCAGAATTTTCCGCGCAATTAAAAAAAATAAATAACACACTCCGAGAGTGCGGATCAGAAATGAATGCTCTTTCTGGAAAGTTTGCAGGAAATGAAAAAAGTCAAGCAGCACTGATTGAGAAAACGAAGGTTTTGCAAAAGCAGTATGATGCACAAAAGGCAAAATCACAGCTGTACCAGCAACAAATGGAAAAAGAAACTGCAAAGCTGAAAGAACTTGCAGATGCAGTAAAGAAATCTGCAGATGAAACGGGGAAAACCTCGGCGGAAACCATAAAAGCAGAAAGTGCATTTAATAAACAAGCGGAGACAGTATCCAAATTAAAGGTTGCTATGAATGAAACTGAAGCCTATATGGGAAAACTTCAGAATTCGATTAATCAAAACAACACAGCACTTGAAGAAATGGAAAACGGAACCAGAAATGCAGCTACAGGGTTATCTACGCTCAAAGATTCAGCTTCCGGTACCGGAGAAAAATTGGATGAGATTTCAGACAAGGTTGCGACTGGGAATATGATGGCCGCAACAGAAAAGCTTGCAGGCGCAGGAGAAAAGATTGAGGGACTTGGAACGAAAGCGGTGGAATCGTTCACAAGCATTGAAGATGCTACAAAAAAAGTTAATGCGAGATTCGCAGAAACCGGAGAAGCCGCAGATACAAATGCCAGAGTAATCAAGAATGTATACGAAAGCGGACTCGGAGAATCCATGGATAGTGTGGCCGAGGCTATTATAACGGTTAAAGATAATATGCAGGACTTAAATGAACAAGATCTGCAGGATGTCACATCACAGGCACTTATTCTGGAAAATACATACGGGATTGATATGTCTGAGTCTATCCGAGGAGCCAGACAGCTTATGGAGCAATTCGGAATGTCAGCTACAGATGCCATGGATTATTTGGTGGCAGGTACACAGCAAGGATTGGATAAAACCGATGAATTGGGAGACAATATCACGGAATATTCCGGGAAATTTGCGCAAGCTGGGTATTCTGCGGAAGAATATTTTCAATTGCTGAAAAACGGATCTGACGGCGGGGCATATAACCTGGACAAAGTTAATGATGCGATTAATGAAGTTACAACACGTCTGGCGGATGGTACGATTGCGAATACCATGACACAGATCGATGAAAAGACAGGACAGGTTAAAGACGGAACAGGCATCTGGTCCCAGAAAACGGAAGAACTTTTCAATAAATGGAAAGAAGGAGGAGCTTCACAAAAAGAAGTTATAAATTCCATCGTTGACGATATTAAAAATACAACAAATGAACAGGATAAGATGAATTTAGCAGCCACCGCATTCGGAACAATGGGGGAAGACGGGAATACAAAATTCATCGAATCGCTTACACCGGTAGGCGATGCATTCAAGGATGTAGCTGGAAAAGCTAATGAATTGAATGATAACACAACCACCTCATCACAGAAAATGCAAGCTGCTTGGAGAAAAGTACAGGATTCATTTTCTGGTGTAGGTGAAAAGGCAGCAGATATCGTTTTAAAATTGGAACCGGTAGCGGAGGGAGTAGCAAATACGATAGAGAAATTTGCAGATCTTCCTGCCCCTGTACAGAATGTAATAATTGCTATAGGCGGATTACTTGTTGCTCTCGCAAAGATTGCACCATTAATCTCTGCTATAAAAGGTCTTGGACTTTTGTCAAGCTTGAGCAGTCTCGGAGGAACAATTACCGGAACAATTGTGCCTGCGATCGGAGGCGCATTGACAGCAGCAGCACCGGTTGTACTAACCATAGCCGGAATAGCCGCCGCCATTACGGCTGTTATATTAATTATAAAAAATTGGGATAAAATAACAGCTGCAGTAAAAGAGACAATGGGACCAGTGATTGATGCAATAGGTGGATTTTTTACAGGGATGAGCGACAAAGTACACACATCGATAGATAAAGCGAAGGAAGGTTGCGAAAATCTTAAGAATAAAGCTGGAGAGATAAAAGATGGTGTCGGCGAAAGAATTTCGATGATGGCCCAGGATTTTTCGAATAAAATGGAAAAGATGCGGACATCGGCAAATGATAAATGGAACGGAATAAAAACCTCTGCAGATGAAAAATGGGAATCTGTAAAAGGAACAATATCCACCAAAATGCGAAGTACACTTGCAAATACAACGGCTTCGTTGAACCAAATGAAAGCGACCTATGATAATGCCGGAGGCGGAATCAAAGGGACAGTAGCTGTTATGATGTCAGGAATCCAAGGAAGCTTCCGGAATAGCTATAATGTAATCAACTCGTTGACAGGCGGTAGGCTTGAATCGGTGCGATCTCTATTTTCAAGCAAATTGGAATCTGCTAAAAGTACAGTAGGTAGCAAGTTGGGACAAATAAAATCCTATTTTAGTGGACTACACTTGTCGTTCCCGAGTATCAAGATACCGCATATTCCTATGCCACACTTCTCTATAAGGGGAAGCTTTTCATTAACTCCACCAAGTGTTCCGTCATTTAAAGTTAGATGGAATAAAAATGGTTTTATAGTAAAAGGAGCACAGCTGATCGGATCGATTGGTTCAACAGTACTGGGGGCTGGAGAAGCGGGACCAGAAGCACTTCTCCCATTGACAGAATTCTACAATAATTTAGATACAAAATTGGATTCAGCAATAAACAGAGCTATGCAATCTTACGGATTTGCACCGGTGCAACAACCTGTGTACGTGAATGTGTATCTTGGAAATGAAAAGTTTAAGGATTATATTGTAAAAACATCTGAATCAGGAATTACACAAAACCGAAAAGATTCGAACAAAATGAAAGGAATATAATATGTGGGGATATGATATTGAATATGCCGGAGAACTGGCTGAAGATCATGATATCTACATAATAGAACGTCCGGACGTACCGGTACCAGAAATAGACAGAGAACAAATCACCATTCCGGGAAGGGATGGTGATTTGTATATGTCAGACAAAACCGTAAAGGATATACAAATACCGATTAATATGAATTTTATGACAGAACCGGATACATGGGGGGAAAAATTCCGAGATGCAAAAGCATGGCTTCTCGGTAATCAGACAGGTATATTAAGGCTATCAGATGATCAAGAATGGTTTTACAGAGTAAAAAAAGTATCTATCGGTACATCAGAAAGGACATGTAAAGAAATAGGAAAATTTCAAGCGGTGTTTGTCTGCAGCGGATATACATATAGAGAAGACGGTGCGACGTCGCACACTATCGAAGATGTTAAACGGAACAACTGGGAAAAATGCCAGCCAATCTATGTAATCAAAGGCGATGCAAATTGTACATTAACGGTAAATGGGAAGCCGTTTAAAGTTAACGTCGGGCAAAAATGCAGAATCGACACCGAAAAACAACTCACTTATAGAGATGATGGACAGCTTGCGAACGCGGATGTTAAGGGCGATTATGAAGATCTGTACTTGCAGCCGGGTGATAATACTATTGAGATAACGCCTGGTGTTGTATTGGAAATTATACCAAACTGGAGGAGCTATTGATGATTCAGGTATATAGTAAAGGAACTGTTAAGCCAACTGGAAATGGAGATATGACGTTATGGCCAACAAAATGCAAAGCTACAGCGGATCTGAATGGTGCATGGGTAATGGAAATGACACACCCACTAGATTCTACTGGAAGATGGAAATATATAACAGAAGAATCTATCATATCAGCACCGACATGGATGGGCAATCGACAATTATTTAGAGTTGATGAAGTTGAAAAAACAGATGATGAAATATCTGTGAGAGCATACCCGATATTTATTGATGCGGGAAAAGAGGTCTTCCTGCTTGATGCACGTCCGACCAATAAAAACGGACAGGAAGCATTGGATATCATTCTACAAAATTCTATATATAACGGGAAGTCGGACATTGAGACAACATCAACGGCATACTTTGAAAGGCGAAATGCGCTGGATGCAATAAATGGTGCAGATGATCCAACATTCATACAGCGATGGGGCGGGGAGATACTATATGATAATTACACAATCATTATAAATGAACATGTCGGCGGGAACTATGGTACAGAAATTCGATATGGGAAAAATATGAATGGAATGCAGTATACCATGGACATGTCGAAAATTGTAACAAGAATCATTCCGGTCGCTTATAACGGACGAATGCTCCAAGGAAATACACCTTGGGTGGATTCAAAAAATATTAAAAAATATGCCACTCCATATATAAAAGAAATGAAGTTCGAAAATGTAAAACTGAAAGATGATTTGGAAGGTGAAGCTGGAGAAGATGACATCGTATGCTCCAACCAGGCAGAGCTTGAAAAAGAACTAAAGAAGTTGTGCAACGAGCAGTATGAACTGCAGGTAGATGTGCCGGCTGTGACAATTGAAGTAAACATGGTAACATTGGAAAATACAACACAATATGAAGACGTAAAAATATTGGAAAAGGCATCTCTAGGCGATACAGTTTCATGCCGCCACAGAAAATTAGATGTAGCTACTGATGCGCGGGTCATCCATATCGAATGGGACTGTATAAAAGACAGAGTGGATGGTGTTAAACTTGGAGATTTCAATACGTCGTTTTTTTCGCAGATAGACTCAACTATGCAAATGATAGAAAAAGCTATGAAAGACAATGGTGATGTACGCGCGGAAAAAGTAAAAGGTGTTCTGAATGCAATTAACACACAACTGAGGTATCAGAAAAATATAGCTCAAAAACAGGACGTCAGAGCGATATTATTTGAAGACACTGATCCTGAAAGCAAAACATATGGAGCAATGTCTGTGGGAACTCAGGGATTACAAATTGCAGATAAACGCACTCAAGATGGAAGAGAATGGGACTGGAGTACGGCATTTACAGCAAAGGGAGGATACGCAGATTCCATAATAACAGGAATTTTATCAGATAAGGCTGGGAAAAATTATTGGGATCTCGATAAGGGAATTGTACATATGGACGCAGAATCCTTTACATTATCGGGAAGAACTATAGAAGATATAACTAAAGATGCTATAAAAGAAGTGCGTACGATAAGTATAAATCTGAGTAATGAATATCAAGTGATACAAGCAAATCCAGATGGAACAATAGATAATTTCCCGGAAGTTAATACGAAGGTGAGTGTATATTTCGGAATTCAGAATATATCGGCTAGGGCAACTTATACTGTAAATGCAGGAGACGGTATAACCGGCTCATGGGATTCGGATAAATACACCTATACTGTTACGGGGATGAGTGTGGATGAGGGATATGTGGATATAAAGGCAGAGTACAATAGCACCGGCGAAAAGTATACTGCCACACGAAGATTCACAGTTACGAAGATTCGTCAGGGTGAATCCGGTTGCTATTATAATTTGGTGTCTCAGACAGACGCTGTAATATGGTCAACTAATAAGGGTTATTACGAACCAGTAAGCCCGACAATGACCGCCTATAAACAGATTGGTGAGGACAGAAGAGAAGAATATACCGGTGACTGGATAGTTGAAGCAACAAAGGATGGCACAACTTGGACGCAGATGCAGCAACAAAAAAGTGCATCGATGATTACGATAGCTACAGAAAATATTCGGTTGGAAAACGGTCCGCAAATGTTAAGAGCAACTCTATACAAAAAAGAATCAGAAGAGATATTAGCTCAAAAGACTGTTCAACTTTTAGTCCCGATGAAAACTCAACAAGATGTATTCAATGCGCTTACAAATAACGGAACTGTTCAAACAATTATCCTGAGAGACGGAAAGATATACATTAACGCAGAGTACATGGCTTTAGGAACTTTGGCGGATGAAACAGGAAGAAACTGGTGGAATTTAGAGACCGGCGATATTCAAATGTCTGGACGTTTCCAGCAATACGCATTTAACGGCGTAAAATCGTTAGATATATACGACAACAAAATAAATCTATACGCATGGGACGATGACGGGAATTATGTTGGTAGCTTGCGATCATTTTTGACAGTTGACAAAGAACACAAGGGAATTGAACTCATGTCGGATGCTGATGACCAAGTTCGATTAAGCGTAAAACGAAGAGATACTGAGACAGAAGAAGGGCAGTCAGTATTTATTGGCGAAAATGGTTACACAGGACTTTTTACGGTTGACGGAAAAGGAAATGCAGAAGAATGGCTCAGCCGTAAGCATGGCGGACCTATATGGATACGGAATATGCCCAATGGTGATTTCCTTGCCGGAGGAGTAAGAATCGGGGTGGAAAGCGGACTGATTACATCAATACCATCAAATTCAGTAGCCAACGGAACATTCGAAGTCATAAGCGGTCTTTCCTGGGCGAATGGCGGTATAACCAGCGTAGACTGGGTAAAAGTAAATGTTTCAAATGGTGCAATCAAAAGCTGGAGCACGAGAACGCAGAATTTCTAAATGAGGTGATGAATTATGAACAGTGGAGAGGCACGAGGAAAAGTAGAAGAACCACAAATTACAGTTATTGGAGCTGGTACGAAAGTAGAAAACGGAGGAGACATCAATGAAAGCAGAAAAGATAATAAGGTTGAGGATACAGAATAGTACATTCTGCCGAAGAATCAGAGTAGTGCAGGGAGATACAGGAAGAATATTCCGATTCATCCTGGAAGATATAACGATGGATGGATCGGAACAAGCGAGAGTATATGCTAAGAAACCGGATGGGACAGAAGTATACAATGATTGCGAGGTGGTATCGCCAAACGAGGTATTAATGGAGAGCGATTCTGGTCAGATTTTTGCTGCGACTGGAGTAGTACAAGCAGAGATACAGATTTCAAAATCAGGAAAAACTATAACCACATACACATTTGAGTTCGATGTGGAGAAATCCCTTACAAGAGCCGGAGCAATCCAGAGTTCCAGCGAGTATGGAGCTTTAGAAACTGCGATTGCAAAAGCAGAAGGATTTTATAATCCGACATTCTCTGAAGCTGCGACAAGGAATAATATCAACAGTGGCGAATCAATACCGACATTATTCGGGAAGGTGAAAAAATGGTTCACAGACCTCAACACACTGATCAAATTAGTAGGAAGTACAGACATATCCGGCATCGGGGATGGCACAGTTACAAATGCCCTTTCTGTATTAAATAGCAAGGGCAAAATTCGTACTGGAAAGAATGAATTCAAAGGAGATCTTGATACTATCCCTACTACAACAGGAGAATTGTCATTGTATTGGTTTTCCCGTTCGAACATTACTAATGGAATTTCTGGTGTAGAAACCAATACGAATTATGGAACAATATTAACTATTCCATCAACATCAAATAATTATGGAGTTCAGTTTGCTTTCTTCAATTCGTCTGAGAACTCATTTTATTTTCGTAAGAAAAATGGTGGTACTTGGAATACTTGGAAGAAGATAAGTTAAATAGCAATTTTTTAGACTGCCAATCAGACAGTCTATTTGTGGTACGCAAATATAAACAACCAGCTTTTTGGGATAGATTGAAACGAAAAATACTTTCTTTAAGTGAAGATAATTGTATAGAAATACAGAGTGTAGATTTTAAATGTTCAGATGATGGTTTTTTATTAAGTTTAATGGTAAATGGTTTGTTCACTGTTACAGATTCCTCATACTATAAGGTGGCTGATGAATTGAGCTGCTTAATGGAGGTGCTCATAAAGTGAAGAAATCAATAATAGTTGTGGTAAACTGGTCAGCCAATAACTTGGCAGGTAGCAAGAATCCCCTGCCTTTAGGCATGGGGAGTGTCAAACCGCGGATTATTTATATATGGAGGAAGATTTTATGGCAGGATTAGATACAAATATGCTCAACCTGATTAAATGTTTAGCACAGAACAAAATCCAAGATGCAAAAACTGCTGCTCTTGCATGTCTGGCGAATGATAATACCAAGAAAAACGAAGTGGAAGTGGAATATTACACGAAACTCATTATAAATGGAAATACAACGATGTTAGAGCTTCCGTCCAATGTGCAGGGACTCATGACCGTAGAGGATATGGGGCATTTCCAGGCAGACCGGTATTATACCGGAAAAGCTCAAAAGGTATTATTTGAGGATATTATTACCGGTGTGAAAGTCACAGAAAGATTGACTTATTACGGAATCACGTTCCGCAATAGCACCCTGGTCTATGGAGAGCCTGGAACCGGAAAAACAGAGTTTGCCAAGTACGTTGCATATAAACTGGGACTCCCGTATGCCTATATTAATTTCACGTATTTGATCGAGTCATATATGGGAAATACATCAAAGAATCTGCAGAGGGTATTCGATTTTTGCAAAGGGCAGAAATGTGTTCTGATGCTGGACGAAATTGATTGCATTGGGATGAAACGAGAAAATGGCAAGGGATGCGACGGGGAATTGGCAAGAACGACCATCGCTTTAATGCAGTGTCTGGACAATCTGGTCGATGGACAAGTCGTTATTGCTGCAACGAACCGTGCTGACCGACTGGATCCTGCGTTGCTCCGCCGTTTCCATAACAAAAAGGAATTTAATCGATATGATATGGAAGAGGAGCTGGCAATGATCACACAGTTCGTAGACTGCATTGACATTCTTGAAATGGATCAGGAGCTGGTGGATTATTCTACAGAGGGACACACTCAGGCTGAGACTATGGATTTTCTTACAAATAAGATCGCTAAAACAGCGTTAGAAGAAATCAGAAAAAACAAATCGAATTCTTAGCAAAGCAGTCGAAGACCGTCTCGGTATCAAATGTGACCAGCATACAAGAATTAGTAAACAGTGCTATGGGAGGCACGAACATTCTGTTTCACTTAGCTGGTGCTGGGTATACCGGGAGTGATCTGCCTAAAGATACAAACTATGGATATGGATCCGGAATTATTTTTTACCGAAATTCTGGATCGTGTAAAATAGTATTAATTCCGGAAGAATCAAAGCCAGTCTGGAAAATGTCTGATTGGACAAAATGGAGAGATTTCGCAAATAATATTGTGGATTAATTGGTAGACGATTCTTGGTCTTCCTATTTAATACAGGAAGAAACATAAAAAAGGAGAAAAATATGGAGATCAGAGCAAGACCGTAGCAGGTCTTATTTTTATACGATGAAAATACGGAAAGGACACATATGATCAAATTTTTATCAGAAAATTGGGCATTACTTTCGTTCACAGTATCAGCTATCGCATACATATATTATCAGGTGATAGCTATGCGAAAAGGAATACGTGCACTACTAAGAGCGGATCTGATACGGCTCTACAACAAGTATAATGACGATCACGGATATTGCCCGTTGTACGTCAAGCAGTCATTAGAAGATGAGTATAAGCAGTACCACACACTGAAAGGGAACGGTGTAGGTACGCAAATGTATAATGCACTCATGGCATTACCGACAGAACCACAACATGAAAGGGAGGAATAATTATGTTTAAAAATTGCGTATTTAAAGTATCGGTAGATACTAAAAAATGGATGAAGAAAGCAGGCATCAGAGCAACCAAAACCGTAGCACAGACTGCAGTAGCAACAATCGGAACAGCAACGGCACTTGGACAAGTGGATGCAAAGCTTGTAATTTCAGCATCAGTACTGGCCGGAATCCTGTCCTTACTGACAAGTGTGGCTGGATTACCGGAATGTAACACAGAGGACGAATAATCGTCCTCTTATTATTTATGTGCGACATCGCACAGGAAGGAGATCAAAATGGCATTAAACGGAATAGATATAAGTAATCATCAGAAAGGACTCAATCTGAAGGATATAACTTGCGACTTTGTAATTTGTAAGGCTACAGAGGGAACAACCTTCGTAGATAAATATTGTGACGGTTTCATGCAACAGGCTATGAAACTTGGCAAAAAAGTAGGCGTGTATCATTTTGCGAGCGGTAAAACAACCGGAAAAGCTGAAGCGGATTTCTTTTTGAAGAATGTACAGGGATATATTGGAAAAGCAATCTTGATCTTGGATTGGGAAGGAGACGCAGTAAAGAAAGGCGTAGGATATGCAAAAGAATTCCTGGATCGCGTGCTGGAGAAGACAGGAATCAAACCTATGTTATACAGCTACAACAACTGCATCAATGCTTATGACTGGTCAGCGGTCAAAAACGCAGACTACGGCCTTTGGAACGCTGGCTACTACAATGGATATACAGAAATGGGATACACTCCGAAAGCACCTCTGAAAGGAGGACTTGGAGCATGGGGAAGCTGTGCAATGTATCAGTATACTTCAAGCGGAAAATTAGCAGGTTGGCCTGGACATCTGGATTTAGATGTATTCTATGGAGATGCAGTTGCATGGGACAAATATGCGGGCGGTTCGGCCGGAGCTGGAACATCTGTCGCAAAACCAGCACCCGCACCAATTCCTGCAGTAAATCCAACCAATCAATCCATGAAGAATGCGCAGATTCATATTAATAATTTTACAGGCGCCGGAATCCCCGAAGATGGAAAGAACGGTCCGAAGACACGTAAAGGATTAATTATGGCATTACAGACTGCTTGCAATATGGATTACAGTTCCGGTTTGACCGTAGACGGAAAAATCGGAGCGAAGACCAATGCTGCGCGTGACCTCCATTATGTAAAACGTGGAGAGAAGCAGTATCTTGTTACATTCGTTGAAATCGGACTTACAGCACTTGGATATTATAACGGAGCAGTAGAAGCACCAGGAATTTTCGGCGGAGGGTTGGAAACAGCGGTAGATAAATTCCAGAATGATACCGGTCTCAACAACGACAAAGTGGCCGGAAGGAATGTTATGGATATGATCCTTAGAAAAATGGGATGTATTTAAATTGAGGATTAACGTGAGGTAACAGGGGGAAATTCTCCGCCCTGTTACTTCATTAAATGGGAAGACGCATTAAATCGCTTCTACAGAAGAATGTATAAATCCGTCTCCGGATAATGCGGTCATTCTTGAATACATCGCAAGATTGCCACCCGTGATGGTTATTTTCGCATTGTCACAAACGGCAGTGTATGTTTTTCCGTCCAGAGGAACAATTTCTGCGACAAGATTATCCGAACTTTCATTACGGAAATAACTCACAAGAAATGCTACAACACCATTCGGATTTTTTCTTCCAAACACCAAGAGTGATCCACCTCTGTATTGTCCGCCAGTTACATTGACGACAATTCCAGTTTTAATTTGTTTGAGAATTTTCGCCTTGCTATTTAACTTATCTTCTTCCAAGTATTCCAAGTACCACCATTTTTCTTACGAAAATAAAATGAGTTCTCAGACGAATTGAAGAAAGCAAACTGAACTCCATAATTATTTGATGTTGATGGAATAGTTAATATTGTTCCATAATTCGTA